TTTCATGTTCTCCCAGCCTTTCATTTGATCGATCACCGCACGGGTGCGAACAAATGGACTGTCAACTTTTCCTAAGTAGGAAGAACTGACTAAATGTGTCCTGACTGAGCCCGGAACAGAGTACGTCATGTCACCATTTTACCTTGTTAGCCCAGTACGCGGCACTCATCTTGCCCTTAGCAATGTTTTTGGCGTGTCGCGCCTTAAAACTAGCTCGCTTATCCTTCATTGCTTGGCTTTCACCGGCCTTTGGCTTGCCAGCAGTCTTTGCCCCTTGCTCGCCAAAACGAATCAATTTCACTTGATCGCCTTGCTTAGCCAAGACAACATGACTTTTTTTTGGATGGCCTGGTGTCCTTTTGGGCTTATTAAACCCATCCAACCCATGACGCTCTAATCGTGGATCTTTGGCCATTACTTTTTAGCTTTTGGCTTGCGTTTCTTTGCAGTTTTTGCTGCGTCCTTAAAGTTTTTTGCTGTTGGAGCGCCAGGATCGCCTGCTTTCCTCATCTTTTCGCCAGAACCGGCCTTGATTCGACGCTTTTTCGCCGCAATATTGGCGTATAAACCCTTTTTCTTCTTGGCAGGACGACCTTTCTTGCTGCCATAGGTGCCGGAGCCTTGGGGCATAACAAAAATTAGCGTTGACCTATCTTAATTGATTTTAGACACGTATTCCACCTTCACACGACGCCTCATTCCGTCTGGTGTTGTCCATTTTGGAAATATCACACGGATTGATGGGTCAAGCTCCTCCTCCGCTGATTGAACAGTCTTCCATCGATAACCACACTCCTGACAAACTCTCTCCCGAATACACTCGTTAAGCTGCGACGTATAACGCCCCAATACACGGGACTCCACAGAGTCGCACTTTGGGCACAATGGCGAGTTAGACGCTCGAAACATCCTTAATACAGGCGGTAAGTCGTAGTTCCCATGGCCTCTGGTTTGGCCAAGTTGAACTGCTGCAATACAAGATAGCCGAAAGCGTCAAACGCATGGTCCACTCCTAAATTTTTGTTAGGCAAACCAGTGCCTGGTGCATACGTCAATGTCCTTAATGACTTGATCAGCTCCTTACACCTTGGATGAATCTTGACCCTTCGCGTTCCAGAAGCATCCATTAGACCGGTGTTGACAGCTGTAATCTTGTCTCGGATTTTCCACGGTGATCTAGGACTTTGAACCGTAAAGCCGCTACGTCTCAAAATTGCGTGGTCTGTCACACCAACACCACTCGTTTTTCTTGCACCACCAGTTGGGTCAGGACATGCAATAACCCTGCGATCTACTCCATATCGTCGTGTGACCTCGTCCGCAAAATCCCATGTCGTTGCTCCACCTGTCAAAGTGATTTCGTCAAATACATAAAGCGTGTCAGAATCTTTGACCGCACAAATGCCACTCATTGGATCAACGTTAAAATCCACCCCTAATAACAACGGTTGAATTGATATATCCTTTGCTTCAGTCGAGATGTTGTCGTCCGAAAAGCTGATGGCAACCAAACCAGTTAAGTTCTCAAAGGACGCTTCGAATTCCTGGCGGAACGTGCGCGTATCAAGTTGAGCGCGGGCTGCTTCAACCTCATGCTTACTGACATTTCCTCCTTCAATCGTTGTATAACTCCACCTTTGCCACTCTTTTGTCTCATCTTCTGGCACATAACACCACAAATCATAAAACCAACTCGCTGTGCCGTCTGGTGTTGAAATAAATAATGCCCAACCTTCCTTATCCGCTAAAGCTGGTCGAATCACCTCAAACCATACCTCCGCATCCATAAATGCAGCCTCATCCAACACCACACCACTTAAACTTCGACCCCTTAATGCCATCGCGTTCTCAGTACCCTTCAATTCAATCGTTGAACCATTCACAAGCTCAATCCGAAGGTCCGTTTCGTTCTTAGTCTTGATCCATACCCTCGGTACCAACTTCTTTAATGCTCTCCAGGCAATGTCCTTTGCCATTCGATACGTCGGAGCACAATAAAAAAATGTCTCCCCTGGTCTGTCAATCGCTCCACGTAACAACTCAACGCATGACAAGTACGATTTCCCAAACCTGCGTCCCGCTACTAATACTCGGAAACGCTTTTCACTTGAAAAAACTTGCCCCTGTGCCCATCGAAGGCTAACGGGTTCGGAATTTTGACTCATGCCGTTCACATTACACAGCTTTTTGACCCCTACCCCCCTCTAAACGTGCCAGAAAGCAGCATGGACGGTTATTATCGTGAAAACGGTCGATAGGTTAATGCCTGAACCTCTTACGGATCGCACTACTCAAGCGAAAGAAGATCGTATCCGTCGCCTCTATCGTCGACAGCTCGATGGCCTCTCTGCTCGTGCTCTCGTCTATGAACACAAAGAAAAAGAACAGGTCTCAATCAATACCGCTTGGCGTGATTGGGCAGACGTTAAAAAACTGGTAGATGAAGACTGGAAGGCTGATCGCGAAAATATGCTCGCTCGCCTTCAGCACATGCGTACTAAATTGTTCCATCAAGCTTTGAAGAAAGGACAATTGCAAACCGCAAGCCAAGTGCTTGATTCCATTGGTCGCGTTATCGGTGAATCTGTCGAAACTGTCAATATCCAAGCCCCTGATCTAAAAATCTCGATCGAAAATAAAGACGACTAGCTGACGCTCCAGAAAACTCAAACCCCTGCCCCCGTTTTAGGGGGCTTTTTAGTACACGAATACTGTTTAGCGGATATATGTGCAGGGTACCTGCCACCCGCTATGACGCCTGTAAAACTGCAACACCGCCCCCCTGCAATTAAGCCGGTGAGAGGGTGTGACACTTTGTCGACTGATTCCCTGACTGATCGTGTCAGATTCGAGAGGGGATGCTATACTGTAAGAGTCGACAGGAGGTGACAGCTCCCGTCGCCGCTGAGAACCTTGACAATTGAAAACCGCTGGGGGCGATTCACTCCTCTCGTCTCACCCTCCGGGTTGACGTGATCAGACATTGCCTGAGGTTTGCAAAAATTTGCATTCAACAGGCACGCACCCAACGGAACCAAAGAGCCAACACCTCTCAGCGTCCATCTAACCTCACCAACGCTATGAACGATCACCAGCGCCGTCTAGCTTTCGCCCTGATCGCAGCTTGCGAAAAGGACGAAGCGACACAAGCGAACGCGAAAGTGTACGGAGACTGGCTTAGCCATTTAATGGACGAGCTAGCCGACGAGACAGTAGAAGCGATGGCTTAACGCATCTGGAGCCCTTCGGGGCTCCTCTCGTGACGTTCCAACAACATCCAACATCATGAAAACGTTCTTAACAGTGCTCAGCGCTTACGTAGCGGCCGGAGCCTTTGGAGTGGCATTCGTCCAGACTGCCCTTCAATCTCCGCTCCAAACACATAGCGGGACGCAAGCTTATGTCAGGGTGGTGAAATGAGGACCGAAATCTTTGCAAGAATGATCAACATTCTTCCTGATCGGTTCATGTGGTTTTTCCCGACTTCTGCGATTAACAGAAGCTTTGAGATTAACCGCATCAAATCACTTCACTAGCTAACATTATCGCCCGTCAATTTGGCGGGCTTTTCTCATGCAATTAATGCAAGGACCGCTGATCCGCACCAAATACTTGGGGCCAACTGATCACAGAGACTCCAGGATTACAGCGGTTCACAAGCGAGACAGCGTACGAACCCAACGGGTGACAATCCCTTGGGATCGTGAGCTGGATCCGATGGAGAATGCCAAGGCCGCAGCGCTTGCGCTTTGTAAGCAGTGGCCTTATGAACAGACCATGACGCTAATCGCCTGTGGTTTTGATCATGATCACTATTACTTCATTGCATCCACCGCACCAATCAGCAACCCGGCTTAATCGCCGGGTTTTTTTGTGCCTACGCTCCAACAATCTTGATGGCTGAATTGTTTTTAACGGCTTGAAGAACTTTCTCTCTAAGCCATGCGACCCTGCCAGCTTTACGTCTGCCATCGTTGGACACAGAGTAGGCATGAAGGGCTTCCAGAAGGATTTCGCCTTCATCGGGACAGATCCAAACATCTTGACCCTGAATGGCCATTTCATCCTCTAGAAGCGTTTTCATCGTAGCCAGGCGTTGCCCTTGCTTATTCCTGTGATACAGTAGCACAAGAGAAACGGGTTAGGCCGTCTCCGCTCCAATCAACAACAAACCAATGGAATTTCACAAAAGTCTGATCATCACACCAAACCTCTCAAGCCAAACCGTCAGTTTTGACTATGGAAGCATTCGCGTCTCTGACGACTCAGATCAAGCCGTCACAATCAGCCTCAACTCAGACGCCTTGAATGATGCAATCGCCAAACGCCTGATCTCTTGCCCACGCTCCACTCA